AACAAATGATATTAGACCAATACATCTTATTACTATTGGTTTTGGCACTCCTATTAACATTACTGATAACTCTTTCTCTTTAACATCTTCTGTATCAGGCTCATCAGTTACTTATAATGCAAGTGATTTTATTATGGGTATTTCTGATTTTTCTGAACAAACTGATTTAACTAAAGGCAGTATAACTTTATCTTTATCAGGTGCAGATCAAACTTTTATATCTACTGTTCTAAATGAAAATGTAATTAATGATTCTGTTGATATTTTTAGAGGTTTTTTAAACGATTCAAATTCTTTAATAGCTGACCCTTTTTTATTTTATAAAGGAAAAATAGATGGATTTTCAATAAGTGAATCTGACACTGCTAGTACAGTTAATTTAGATATAGTTTCACATTGGGCTGATTTTGAAAAAAAAAATGGTCGTAAAACAAATAACACATCACAACAAAGATTTTTTAGTACAGATGTTGGTATGAATTTTTCAAGTCAAACTGTGTTAGATATTAAATGGGGTAGAAAATAATGGGTGTTTTAAGTAAAATTAAAAAAATAGGTAAAAAAGCTGTTAAAACAGTTGTTAAAATATTTAATAAAGCCATATCTTGGTTAGTTCCTACACCTGATATTCCTGATTTTGGAACAAGTGATTTTGATGATTCTGAAAAAGGTATTTTATTAAATAAACAATCTAATGACGCATCTATACCTGTAATTTATGGAGAAAGATTAGTTGGTGGAACAAGAGTTTTTTTAGAAACATCAGGCACAGATAATACTTATCTTTATATGGCTATTGTTATGTGTGAGGGAGAAATAAACTCTATAGAAGAAGTAAGAGTAGATGACAAAGTAGTTACATTTGCATCTGCATTATCAGATGGAACTGAAGTTGAAGTTAAAAGCACAGATAGTAATTTTTTTAAAGCTGACCCAAATGTAGAGGGGTCTAGTGCAGAAAGTTTAATTAGAATAGAGCCACATTTTGGAACAGACGGACAATCAGCATCAGGTATATTATCTGCGTTATCTTCATGGGGGTCGTCACATAAACTTAGTGGGATTTGTTATTTAGCTCTAAGATTCAAATGGAATCGAGATGTATTTGGTGGAATACCTAAAGTACAAGCAAAAATAAAAGGTAAAAAAGTTATTACATTAGCATCTAATTTATCAGAACAAACAGCATCTTATTCAACTAATCCAGCTTTTTGTTTATTAGATTATTTAAGAAACGAAAGATACGGAAAAGGTTTAGCAACATCAGATATTGATTTACAGAGTTTTTATGATGCTTCTGTTGTTTGTGCAACACAAGTAACACCATATTCAGGAGCAAGTGATATTAATATTTTTGATACAAATGCAGTAATAGACACATCAAGAAAAATTATAGAAAATGTTAGAGATTTAGTAAAAGGCTGTAGAGGTTTTGTTCCTTATACATCAGGCAAATATAAATTAATTATTGAAACGACAGGAAGTGCTTCTATTACTTTAAACGAGGATGATATTATAGGTGGCTACAGTTTAAGTTCTGAATCTAAAAATGACAGATACAACAGAGTAATAGTATCTTTTATAAACCCTGATCGTAATTTTCAAGTTGATGAAATGCAGTACCCAGCCATAGACGATAGTGGGTACGCAACAGCAGATAAACACGCAACAATGAAAACTGCTGATGGTGGAATATTGTTAGAGGGCAGATTTTCATTTAAAACAATCACATCTCCATATCAAGCAGAAGAAATGGCAGAAATTATATTAAGAAGATCAAGAGAATCTTTAAGACTATTATTAAATGTTTCATTCGATGCTTATGATTTAGCTGTTGGAGATATAGTAGCGATCACGCATAGTAGCTTGGGCTTCTCGTCTAAAAACTTCAGAGTGCTTGAAGTTACATTTGATGAAGATTACACAATAGGATTAGGATTAGTAGAACATCAAGATAGTCATTACACATGGGCTACAAAAGCACAAGTTGCTAGTACACCATCAACTAATTTACCAAATCCATTTACTATCCAACCACCAGCGAGTGTTACCTTATCAGATACTTTAATTGAATATAATGATGGAACTGTAATTGTAGCTTTAGATGTATCTATAGGTGCTTCAACAGATAGCTTTGTTGATTATTACCAAGTAGAATACAAATTAAGTACAGATTCAAATTTTATTATTTATGCACAAGGTAAAGGATTAAATCACAGAGTTTTAAATGTTATTGACCAACAAACTTATGACGTAAGGGTAAAAGCCGTCAATACGTTATCAGTTTCATCTACTTATGTTTCTGCTTCAAGAAAAATTGTTGGTGCTATTGACCCACCATCAGATGTAGAAGATTTATCATGTAATATTACAGGAAACGATGCACATTTAAGTTGGACACAAATTTCAGATTTAGATTTAGCTTTTTATCAAATTAGGTTTTCAGATAAAACGGATGGTACAGGAGAATGGTTAAACTCAGTAAATCTTGTAACTAAAGTATCAAGACCAGCAACATCAATTACTGTTCCAGCAAGAGTTGGTACATATCTTATAAAAGCAGTAGATAAATTAGGAAATTTTAGTTCAAATGCAACTGCTGTAATATCAAATGTAGTAAGTGTTGAAAATTTTAATTTAATATCAACTATTAATGAGCATCCATCATTTTCTGGTACTAAAACGAATGTTTTATTGTCAGATGGAGATATTATATTAAATTCAAGTGAACTTTTTGATAGTGCCTCTGGTTTATTTGATGCTAATTCAACAAGATTTTTTGATTCAGGTGTTGAAAATGCTGATTTTTTATCTTCTGGTACTTATGATTTTGCAAATACAATAGATATTGGTGCAAAACATACAGCAAGAATTACAGCTACTTTATCACAATCTGCTAGGAATCCTGATGACCTTTTTGATAATAGAAGTGGTCAATTTGATTCTGGAAAATCAAACTTTGATGGAGATGCACCAGCTAATTGTGATGCTCATTTAGAAATTGCAACTTCAGATGATAATTCGACATTTACATCTTTTCAAACATTTGTTATAGGAAATTACACAGCAAGATATTTTAAATTTAGACTTGTTTTAACATCTAGCGATTTGACTTCTACTGCTGTTGTTTCAGAAGCCACAGTAAAAGTTGATATGCAAGATAGAATATTTAGTGGAAATGACATAGTTTCTGGTGCTGGAACTAAAACTGTTTCATTTACCAATCCATTTAAAACAAATGGATATGCTGTTGGTATAACAGGAGAAAATATGGCAACTGGAGATTTCTTTACAGTTTCTAACAAAACTGTTAATAGTTTTGATATTTTATTTAAAAATTCAAGTGGTACAAATATTTCAAGAACATTTGATTTTATTGCAAAAGGATTTTAAAAGGAGTATAAAACGATATGGCTCAACATGACATGAATATTGCAAATCAGAGTTTTCCTGATTTTAGAACAGATTTAAACAATGCACTTTCATCAATTAATTCAATGCACTCAGGAACATCAAGACCAAGTGGTGCTGTTGCTGGAACGATGTGGCTTGACACAACATCAGCTTCAAGCCCAGTTATTAAATTTTTTGATGGGTCAGATGATATTACATTTGCAACAGTTGATTATTCAGCAAATACTATAAATTTTTCAGACTCAGCATCAGATTTAGTTGGAGATACAACACCACAATTAGGTGGTCAATTAGATGTTAATGGCAACGCAATAGGAGATGGAACATTAGAATTACTAAAATTTATTGAAACTGCAAGTGCTGTAAATGAATTAACAATAACAAATTCAGCAACAGGTAACTCACCTGAATTATCTGCAACTGGAGACGATTCAAATATAGATTTAAAATTAAAACCAAAAGGAACTGGTAACATCGAAGTAATGGGTGCAACAAATCCAGGCTCTATTCAGCTAAATTGTGAATCCAATTCGCATGGGATTATTTTACAATCACCACCACATAGTTCAGGGCAAAGCTACACATTAAAATTTCCTACTGGTAATGTAACTGCTGATAGATATTTAAGAGTTGCTTCTGTTTCTGGTTCTGGTGCAACAGGAGTTGGTCAATTAGATTTTGCAGAAGTATCTGGTGGTGGTATATCTTGGCAATCAACTATTGTGACAGGTGCAACACAAACAGTAGAAGCTAACAAAGGATATTGGATTGACACAACATCAAATGCTTGTACTGTAACATTACCATCTTCAGCATCAGTTGGAAATATTATAGAATTATCAGATTATGCAAGAAAATGGGGTATTAATGCAGTAACAATTAATCAAAATGGTTTAAAATTTCAAGGATTCACAAGCCCAAATCCTGTTTATAATACTTCAGGTCAATCAGTAAAATTAATTTATTCTGGTGCAACAAAAGGCTGGATTCCAAATGTAGATGATGATGTTACTTTAGAAACTCCACAAACTTATGATATTGACTTTTTGGTAGTCGCTGGTGGTGGTGGTTCAGGTAGAGGAAATATTGGTGGTTCTGGTGCTGGTGGACTTCGAACTGCAACTGAATCAGGTGTATCAACAGGGGTTACTATTACTGTTACTGTCGGTGCTGGTGGAACTTATGCAAATCCACAAGGAACAAATGGGAGTGTGTCAAGTTTTTCAGGAACTGGTTTAACAACTATTGAATCTGCTGGTGGTGGTAAAGGTGGTTCAGGAAGCTCAGTAGGTGGAAGTGGTGGGTCAGGTGGGGGAGCTGGATATGATGGCTCTGCTGGTTCAGGAAACTCACCAGCTACATCTCCAAGTCAAGGAAACAATGGTGGTGGTGGTCAAACTGCATCGCCTTATCGTGGTGGTGGTGGTGGTGGTGCTGGTGCAACTGGAACTTCTGGAGGTTCTGGTGGTCATGGTGGTAATGGTTCACAAAATTCTATTACAGGCTCGGCAGTTTATTATGCTGGTGGTGGTGGTGCTTCAGTAGAACATAGTGCAACCAAATCAGATGGTGGTAGTGGTGGTGGTGGTCATGGTGGAAATGGGTCGTCTGATACTGGTACTAATGGAACTGCGAACACTGGTGGAGGTGGTGGAGGTGGTTATCTTCCTTATCTTGGAAAAAATGGTGGAAGTGGAGTTGTAATTTTAAGTGTTCCAACAGCAAGTTATTCATCAAGTGTAACTGGGTCTCCTACTGTTACAACATCAGGCTCAAATACAATTATTAAATTTACAGGGAGTGGCACTTATGTCACATAATTATTATGTCTAATTTTGCAAAAATAGGAATGAATGGAATTGTACTTGAAGTAGTCACAATATCTAATGAAATATTATTAGATGCTGATGGCAACGAACAAGAAGCTTTAGGTATTAATTTTTTAAAAGAAATGTATAATTATCCATCTTGGAAACAAACATCTTATAATACTTTAGGTGGAGAACATTTATCAGGTGGTACACCTTTAAGAAAAAATTATGCTGGTGTAGGTTCAAAATATGACCCTGACAGAGATGCTTTTATACCACCAAAACCTTATTTAAGTTGGGTTTTAAATGAAACAACTTGTCAATGGGAAGCACCAGTTGAAGCACCAACAGATGGTAAATATACTTGGAACGAAGAAACTAAAGAGTGGGATATTGACGAGTAATATATAATATTATATTTTTACTGTGGTGGGTATGGACACAAAAAAATCAAAATACAAAATCATAAATAATTTTTTAAATGATATTTCTTTTTCATCTTTACAACAATTAGTAATAAAGACAGATTTTTCTTGGTTTAAAAGAGATAGACAAGTTTGGACAAAAGATAAAAAAGAATTAGGCTATTTCACTCACTCTTTTTATAACAATCATTTTTGCACAAGTAGTTATTATGATGAATATATTATTCCTATTCTAAATCAATTAGGTGTTGCTAGTGTTATTCAAGTAAGAGCAAATCTTACTCCTAGTGTTTTTTATATAGAAAAAGGCTCAGCTTTTCATTGTGATTATACTTTTGAATCTCCATCAAAAACTGCAATTTTATATTTACAAACTACAAATGGTGGTACAGAAATTAAAATTGATAATGAAGTTAAGTTTATAAAAGATGAAGCAAACAAAATGTTAATTTTTGATTCAGATGTAAAACATCGTGGTATAAGTTCAACAGATTCAGATTTTAGATACTTAATAAATTTTAATTATTTTGAAGATAAGCTAAAAAACAATAATGAGAATAGTTGATAATTTTTTACCAAATTTAGTTTTTGGTTTTATATATAATAGTTTTCTTGACAACACTTTTGCTTGGTATCATCAAGATGGTAAAGTAGGTCAAGATAATGAGGTTCAATTTACACATTTATTTGTTAATGATGAAAAAAATTTAAGTGATAAAATAAATATTTTACAACCTATATTGGATAAACTTGAAGTAAAAAAATTATTAAAAGCAAAAGCAAATCTTACATTAAGGGAAAATGTTGTTAGACCTTTTAAATATCATGTAGATTTAGATTATACAAAAGGTAATACTGCAATACTATATATGAACACAAATGATGGTAAAACTTTATTTGAAAATAATAAAGAAGTTAATAGTGTTGCAAATCGTATTGTAATATTTGGTAATTCTTTAAAACATACTGGAACTACCCATACAAATAAAAAATATCGAATAGTTTTAAATATCAACTATAAATAAAGGAAAAAAAATGAAACATAGTATAATAAATAATTTTATAGACCCAATACTGTTTTCTAGCATCAGAGATACAACAACTAGAGATACTTTCTTTTGGTTTTATAATGATTTTGTAAATTCCAGACCATCCAAAGAATTTAAATTTACTAATGAAATTGTAAAAAATTCTAATTTAACTCATCGTGTTTTTCTTAGTTATCTTAACATGGTAAAACCTGTTTTAGATAAAATACCACATAAACAATTATATTCTGTAAGATTTGAACTATTTACAAAAACAAATGAAACACAGAAATATTTAATTAATCATCATAAAAAAAATAGCAAAGTAGCAATTTTATTTTCTAATAATACTAAAGGTGGTATTGAAATTGAAAATACTTTTATTAAAAGCACAGAAAATAAACTAATACAATTTGCATCCGAATTAGAATATAAAATAATAACTTCAACTGATGATAAAATATTTACTTATTTAGTAATTAATTATGAATAAAACTATTATTCACAGTATTTTTTCAACACCTATATATACAACAAATATTGGGAGAGGATTTACAAAACAAGAATTACAATTTGTAAATGAACAAAAAAAACATTGCAGTAAAAATGATGGCAATATTAATACTAAAGATAACTACATATTGAATAGAAAAGAATTTAAAAATGTAAAAAAGTTTTTAGATAAACAATGCAAAGAATATTTAGATACAGTTATTTGTCCAAAAAATAATCTTGAACTTTATATAACTCAATCGTGGTTAAATTATACTGATACCAATCAATATCATCACAAACACGAACACCCTAATTCTGTAGTGTCTGGTGTATTTTATTTTGATTCAGATATAAAAAACGATAAGATACTTTTTTCACATCCAATACCTTATAAACAAATATCTCCTGAAATAGATAATTCAAAATATAATGTATGGAACTCTGGCACTTGGTTTTTTCCTGTAGAGACAGGTAATTTATTTATGTTTCCATCGTCAACTACTCATCAAGTAGAAACTAAAACAGGAACTAATACTAGAATAAGCCTAGCTTTTAATACTTTTTATAAAGGTAAGATTGGCTCAAATTACGAATTAACTGAATTGATATTAAGATAAAAAATTGATATAAAAAAACTCGCAAGTGGGTATTCCACCAAACCACATACTCACTTGCTTAACTATGGAATAAAATATGCAATTATCAAAAAATTTTACATTAGAGGAGATGGAAAAGTCTCAAACAGCTACAAGAAAAGGTATTAAAAATAAAGCTGGTAGTGGAGAGATTAAAAATTTAGGCGACCTTTGTTATGAAGTATTAGAGCCTGTAAGAGCAAAGTTTGACAGACCTGTCACAATTACATCAGGATATAGAAGCCCTGAATTATCAGAAGCTATTGGAAGCAAAGCAACATCACAACATTGTTCTGGCGAAGCAGTAGATTTTGAGATAGCTGGAGTTTCTAATTTACAAGTAGCTTTATGGCTTACTAATAATGTAAATTTTGACCAATGTATTTTAGAATTTTGGACAGGAGAAAGTAGTTCAGGCTGGGTTCATGTATCATACAAAGAGGGTTCTAATAGAAAACAAGTATTAACATATGATGGCAAATCATATACAAATGGATTACCTGATGCCAA